GCTTCGGTCGCCTCGGCCTTGTATTGCAACTCGTTTACCCATCGCATGGTGTAGTCCATTAGTTCTGCTACGTTCAACACCGTCACACCCTGCATGGCAAGGTGCTTTCTGAAGTCGTCCTTGGAGCCGACCGCCGTGAGTGGCAGCGTGAACTCCCGCACCCCGTCCCGTGGCAGGTGCAGCCGCATGACCAGGGCCTCACCCATGTCGGGATCCTTGAGCCGACGTACTACGTACAGATCGTTGTGATAAACAAGTTTGTCTCTGGGCTCGTCGTCTTCCTCATCACCCTTCTTGTGCAAGAAGATGCCACCGGTCTTTCCACGGAAATAAGGTTGCGGGTATTTAGGGATCGTGTACTGGATTGGCTTGGCTTGGGGGATGTCCAAGGATCTCTGGACAACGATGTTGTCCTCTTCCTCAGCTTCCAAAACCTCACGCCCCAGACTGATGGGTGACTTGATCTTGCCCCAGTGTGCGCAGTTGGGGCACACGCCGGGACGATACTCATCAAACCGCTCACACAGGTACGGCCCTTTGATCAGCGCCGCTTTCTCTTCCGTGGCATCGGTCGAATACTCGGGGTGATTCGATGAGATCCTATGGATGGCCTTGCCACCGTCCACGCAGAACTTGGCAATCGACAACCCTGCACGCCACATCGGCTCCGATATGTTGGCCTGATTGGTGACAACCTCGTGCAGTTGGGCGCACCCTTTACCTTCGGCGGTCTTGAGCAGGATGGTCTTGAACCGACTCGTGTAACTGCCGGACAGCGCCTGCATCACCGAATCCTGTTCACGTGGTACGTACTTCTTGGGTGCGGTCAGGATGCCGGTGTCATCCCCAAGCAAGTCTTTGAACGTGTCGAACTCCATGGGCGCAGCCGGAGAGCCCACAAGCAAGACATCCTTGGCGGGATCATCTTTGTGGTTGTGGGTACCCGGCACCCGCAGAACCCGTGCGGCATCAGCCGTCACGGCAGGGTCGCAGTGCAGATTGTTTTGCTTGCAGGCACGCTTGAGCCGTTCAGCAACCGGTGTCCATGTTTCACGTGGAACCGGGCTGACCATCGGCCAGTAGGCGTGAATGCCTCTGCCACTGTTGACCACAGTCGGTCGTGGCAGGCTGAGTTGTTTACAGAACTGACGCAAGGCGTCTAGCGCCTGTGCTTGTGTTGGGTATTCCTTACCCGCACCGCAGTCCAGATCCAGAAAGAAAGAACGCATCGCGGTGACGTTGGGTGCCTTACGCGACCCGGCCTCCGCAAATGTGCCCAGTGCAAAGTACGCATCAAACCCGTCGTCGTCCAGTTGACGGGCGGTAGTAACTACGGCATCAATGTTGTCGTAGAACTTCTGTACCTTGCGACCATCGGAAATCCTTGCTGCATATACGCAGTAGTACCCTCCATCGCCAAGGATGGTCTCCAAAAATGCTCTTGTGTCCATGACCGCCGTTGGATGGGATGAGGGAAAGGGGGGACGAATCCCCCCTCCAAAACGAGTTTAGTCGTCCCATTCATCCACAACGGCGGACAGATCCGTCTTTTCGTCCTGTACCGGAGCAGCGGCGGTCTTCTTCACCACCTTCTTCGGCTCGGCCACCGGCTCTTCGACTTCCTCAGCCACCACCTTCTCAGCCTTAACTTCGGGCTTCGGTGCGGGAGACGGCTTGTTCTCGATCTTCGGTGCCGGGATCACACCGTCCATCTGCGACACGTTCATGGTGATGGCACGAATGGTGTCGTCGTGCTTCTGCATCTCCACGGCGATCTGCAACTCATGCTCTTCCAACTCACGCACGGGCTTGAACACCAACTTGGGCGTGGGGCTCGCTGTATCGAAACGCATCTCGGTGATGATGCTGATGGCCGGGGTGTTGTATGCCTTGAGGTGACGACCGTAGGCTTGCAGCGGCATCTTCTTACCGTCTGCATCACCAAACACCGAGGTGGAGGGCAGCGTAACTTGATACACCTCGCGCTTATCCAGTTCACCGTCGAGCATCACAGCGATACGCTGTTGGAAACGGCATGCGCGGGTCTCGCCCTGGCCGGATCCCTTGATGTGCTGAGGGCAGTCCTTGCAGAACTGAGACTGACGCTGCTCAACGGGCACAGCCGAGTCGGGGCGCTGCGTATCAGAAGACCAGCAGGTGGGCTTGGTAACTTCTCCCTCGGTGTATGTTCCGGCGAAGTACATACGCGACACGGGTGCGGCGTTGATGAGCACCACGTTGATGGCGCGATCCTCAGAGACACGCACTTCCTTGCCGCCCACGATCTCGCGGAACACACCGCCCTTGATGCTGATGCGGCGGCTACCACCGCCACCACCTGCGATGGTAGAGGTCAGGTTGTCTTCCACACCGCCGAGGATGGCGAGGGCTTTGGAGGGCTTACCAAACAGGGTCATTGCAGTCATTTGTTTTCTCCTAGTCAGAGGTCGTTGTCAGGGTGAACGAGATCCAGTTCCATTTGTGCAGGGCTGCTCTTGTCGGCTGCACTGCTTTCGGGTTTGGTCAATGCCTCAACCACTTTGGACAACTGGAACCGATAAGTGTTGCCCAATTTCATGTAGGTTTCCCGTGGGATGTACCCTTGCCGCAGCCACGCTCGGACGGTGGAGACAGACACCGTAAAGTGTTTCGCCACGTCTTCAATCGGGATGAACGGCTCGGGCTTCTGCTCCGGCTGCGTCATTACTTTCTCCTTACCGTGATGGTGTACTCGCTGTCCACGTTCAGCCCCGGTGGCAGCAGATCGGGGTTCTCTTCCAAGAACTGTTTCATGTTGGTCTGGTGGATCCGCTCGTGCAGGAGTTCCGGCACCTGCTTCTCCACGATGAACTTGCGCATGGAGTCCCAGTCGCTCGTCCAGTAATTGACTTTGACGGTGCGGTAGAACAGCCCTTCCGTGGTGCGTACGCTTTCCACGTTGTTGTCCTTGCAGTGCTGCAAGAGGGCCGACTTGACCGTAGCCATCTTCTTTTTGAGTGCCTCCTCTTCAGCCTCGTAGGCTTGGCGCTTGGCCGTGAGGGTGGCGTTCATCTTGAGGTAGACCCGTACCAGCTTCTCTACGGGCACCTTCGCTTCGGCGTCTTCCATCGTTCTCTCCTTGTTGTTGGAATCTGTACTGTAATGCCAATCGGTGGGCTACGCAAGCAGGTCTTTGTAAAGATCGACAATTTTTGTGTGGACGTCGATTTTATTATCTAGTAAGTTGTAAATGTGTCGTTCAACACCCGAGCCCGCAAGCTGAACGACTGTTGATGGGTGGCGTTGACCTGACCGGTGGACTCGGGCGTTGGCCTGGGCGTAGGTCTCCAGGCTGCTCGTTGGCCCCCACCACACGACCGTATTGGCCGCTGTGAGGGTCACACCGTGGGCGGCGGCTTGGGGCTGGATCACCATGACTCGGGGGTCAGGCTGCTCCTGAAACCGCTTGAAGATGTCCGTGCGCTTGGCCGCAGACACGTCCCCGCTGATGACCTCGGTGCTGATGCCCTCGGCGTTGAGCCGGTCGGCCAGGATGCTGATGACGTGCTTGAAGGGGACGAAGATCAGAACCTTCTGACTGGCCTCGTCGATGACCTCCCTCAGCACGGCGTATCGCTTGCTGATGTCGAACTCCAGAACCTCCCCCGTGTCGGAGTACACGGCACCGCATGAGATCTGTAGCAGCTTGTTCATGTTGACGGCTGCGTTGACCGACGTGATCTCCTCACCTGCGGCCTGCACCACCATCTTGTTCTTGAGCATGTTGTAATACCGCTCCTGCTGCTTGGTCAGTTCGACCTTGCGCTTGACATAGGTCATCTCCGGCAGATCCAAGCATTCGTCCTTGGTGTACCGGATGGCAGGTTGCAGGGCGTTGAACACCATCTGGGTGGCGTTCTCCTTGGGCACCCATCGGAAGTTGGTGACCTTGAGCATCACCATGTCCCGGTAGGAAGAGAAGTACCGTGGCACTGCGCTCGGGTTGACCAGTTTTGCCAAGCCGTAGGCATCCAGGGGGGACTGCGCTGCCGGGGTGCCTGTCATCATCCACAGCCACGTGTCGGGCTTGAGCAGGGAGAAGAGTGCCTTCCACCGCTTGGTCTGCACGTTCTTGTAGGCGTTGGCCTCGTCCACCACGATCAGGTCGAAGCCTGCCTTGGCGATGTCGTCAAGCACGATCTCCACGCCGTCGTAGTTGATGATGACGTACTCGGCATCACCGTTAATGATCTCCCGGCGCTTGGCCGCGCTGCCGTAGGCGATGTCCACGCTGCGGTGAATGGCGAACTTGAACAGGTCTGCACGCCACGCGCTGTCCATGATGGACAACGGGCAGATCACCAGCACGCGCTTGATGCGGCGCTGTTTAAGAAGATAGTCGGAGGCCCAGATCACGGAGCCCGTCTTCCCCGTGCCTTGCTCGTTCAGGCAGAAGGCACGCTTGTGCAGCGTGAGGAACGCAGCCGTGGTGCGCTGATGATCGAACGGCTTGTGCCGCCCCGGCCAGTCGTAGTGCCCGAGGATGGGTGAGGGCACGTTCCTGATCTTGAGGTTCTTGAGCACCTGGGCCTCGTCCAGGCCCCACTTCACCAACACTTGATTGTTGGGAAGTTCTTTGCTTTTAGGTATTACCGTGGTGACCCGTTGCGGATTGCGCAGGGTCAGCAGCAGTGCTTTGTTGTCGATGATGTCCAACCACTCTCTCCACAGACGAACGCAACTGGGACGAAGTGGCTTCCCACGTCGTCCCGGTCTGATGTCGAACGCTCAATCTAGCCTGCCGCGCAGTGCGCGTCAAGCGGATTTTTACTTCTTCTTGGTCTGCCCGTTACGGGCGCGATTCTTGGACGGTGCCTCAAGGAAGTAACCATCCTTGTTGCTTCCGCCCTTGGCAAGGGCCACCTTGTGGGAGACATCTTTCCCGGCGCGGCTGATGCCCTTCTTGTCCACGGCTCTACGTGCACGCTGACGCTCCAACTTGGCAGGGATCTCGCCCCGCTTCAGTTGCATCTCGTACTCGTGTTTGTAGTCCCGGTCTTTCTCGGGATTCTTGTACGGCATGGTGCTACTCTTTGACCTTCGCTGTACCGTTTGCGTAGGCTACTGCCTCAGCATACACGCGCATCTTGTTAGCCATTGCGTCAAACGCAGCAGCGTGCCGCAGCAGCGAATGTTGAGGATCCTTGAACTTGAGGTAGTTCCCCATGCTCTTGTCCTCGTCGATCCTGCACAAGTCTTGCACAACCGAGGCTGTGATCTTCATAGCGCAGGGGGCGCAGAACATAAGGTCGTCCACGGATGGGTCGGAGTACGTGTGATACGTAACTCCCACGTCGTTGACGTGCATGCTGTTGTTGCAGACTCGGCACTGGGGTTTACCGCGATAAAAGGTGTCAGGGGTCAAGCTCATAGTTCGTTCCTTCCGTTGTGGGGGCATGTCAATACTACACAATGTTTGCGGCACAGGCCACTGGGTCGTGGGTTCCAAGTACCCGAGGCGTATGCGGCTTTGAGTCGGTCG